AAACTTCCCCTCAACCCTAGTTCTCACAATATTCCGATGATCAATGTAATTCGCATCTGTCCATTCGACATATACATCACTTTGGTTCATATCATATGTCTCACTAAGAATATATTGTGTTATGTCTGTATCATTTATCTTTACTAACATCTATATACTCCTTTATCACGCTAATCCATTTCTACCGGTACTCTTGGTATATATCATATTTTCTTTTTGCACAGCCTTAAATAAGCCTTTAGCTTCGCCTTCAAGAGTAACAGTTACATTTGTTGTTATGTTGCTACTGTTTCCTCCATTTGCTGAATTTATGGATGGCTGTAAGCCACCGAAAGTAGCATTAATGTTGTCAACCATTTTATCGGTATTAAGGAGATCTTCCGTGCCTTCTTCCCAACCTGCCACGCACATTTCTCCTAAATATGCAAATTTAGTTGATGGAGAGTGTATTCCTAAAACATCCTTTGCAGCACTCAGCAAATTATCTGCTAATGTTTTTACTTTATTTATTAACCAATTCCACCCCGAGGAAATTCCGTTCCATATTCCATTCACTATATTAATTCCAATATCTTTAAATCCAGATATTAAATTAAGAAACTTATTTCTTAACGCGTTAAGTAACTGCGGCACTGCTAATAATAATTTTGGCAGGTATGTAATCATCGCATTCGCCAGTGTATCTATTAAGGCAAGCGCCGCTTTCAATAATGTAGGAGCGCTATTAACTATCGCCTGTGTCAGCGTCAATAAAATCTCCGGTATACATTCTATTAATAATGGCAGTGCTTCAATAAGGCCCTGAGCTAATCCGATAATCAACTGTGCTGCGCCTTCAATCAGAATAGGAAGATTGTCAGCTAGTGTTTTCACCACACTGATTAATATTTCGGGTAAATTGTCAAGGATTGGCTGAATAAGTTTCGGATACATGGATGCAAGCGCAACAATCATTGTCACAATTCCAGATACCAATTGGGGAACCAGACCGGGCAATGCGGCGCATATCATTTCCATAATTTGCGGTAATGCTGAAATGATAGCATTCGCAATCAACAAAACTCCATTTAGTAAATCCGGCAAAACAGACATTAAAACGTCAACAATTGCAGGCATAGCCTGCACCAATCCATTTACCAATGCAACTGCACCTTGAATAAGTCCCGGCAAAATCGACTGTAATAATCTTGGTATTTCTGGTGTGATTTTTTCAATTAATTTTGTAATACCATTAACCAGTTCTGGAAATAGTTCGTTTAGTTTTTCAATAGTAACGTCTGCCAAACCAACAAACGCGTCTGCAAGTTCTTCTGCCGTTCCGGCGCCAGACAAGAAATTTTCAAGTGCTGCTTTTGCGGTTGTCATTGCACCCGCAAATGTCTCATTTTCCTTCTTATAATTTCCGGCTGCATATTCGGATTTCTCCATGAATAACTGATAAGCCGCATTTACCTTGTCTTGTGTTGTTTCTAACTTCCCAAGCCCTTTTTCCTGAGCATAGATTTGAAGTGTTGTATCGTTGATTGCAACACCCAAATTATCCATCATAGTGAAGTTGCCCTTTGCCATACCCGCAACGGCTTCCATTGCGGAATTGACATCAATACCCATGATGCTTGCCACATCCGCTGCTCTTTGCATTGCTTTAGCAGACATATCCGCAGATGCTTCTATTTCAAACCCTGCCCCCTGGAACAATGCCCCCATTTTGTTAGCAGTTCCAAGGAAATTGGATGCCGACAATCCCATATCTGAAAACGCCTTCTTTGCAGTTTCCTGCATCCGTCCCGCAGATGCTTTAAAAACTGCTTCCGAGCCGCCCATATTCTGTTCCAATTCACCAGATGCATTCATTGCCGCTGTGGTTAATGCAAGCATTGCCGTTGAACCGGCCGCAACTCCTGCTGTTACAACTTTCATTCCGGTGCCGACAGTGCTACCGAGTGTTTTAACACCGCTAACGATACCCGACGTGTCTAGTTTTGTATTAAAAATTAAACTTCCGTCAGCCCTTCATGTTTAACCTCCAAATATTTTGTTGAAATCATCTATTTCCGCCTGTTCTTCTTCTGAAACAAAGGGATCTATCGTCCACGCAAAGCGGAGTTCCTCATAGATATCCCTATCTTTGTTTGTGCTCTTGGTATAACAACGATATCCCATAACTTCTCGCAGTTTTGTATTTTCGTTTATTCCACTTAATAAGGCCAAGAATTTATGCCAATGCAATTCTTCGATATCAATTAGGTCGATTCCATATTGTCCCAAAAAAGCTGCATATATTAGGTCAGAATCCAGTTCATAATCTATTACAATTACATCTTTAGAATGTGCACCACAACTCCTAGGGAGAGGGTTTTGCGGTCGTAAAAACGGAAGCAAATCCGACACGTTGCATCGGTATGGCATGTCGTTTTTGAATAGATATGAAACATCTATTTCCCGCCTATATCTCTGCATCTTTTTAATAATTATCTCAAGTTTCAACCACAAGCGAAAATCAGTATAAATCGAAAAATCCCTACCGCCCACTCTGACGGTGTTTGGTAGGGACCTCATTGTTAAATCAAGCATTTGTCATTTCCTTCGCTACTTTTGCCATGTCTACTAATTTAGACATCTCGGATATATTTAATTCGTTAAACATAGCCGTTCTCTTTTTCTGCTCATAATCTTCCAGTGGCTTATTATAAGCGTCAAAAATACTCCTAAAAGCAATTGTAACTTCGGATAAATCAATCTTATTGATATCCTCTCCCTCAAATACTTCTTTAGCATTCTCTTTTCCAATCAGTGTCTTTACAGACTCATATACCCTCTGATAACGTTCCTTAATAGATAATCCTTTTATATTATCTACATTTGCCGTTTCATCAAGCAATTCTGCTATTTTTATTGTCTTAGTAGGAAGGTCATAAGACCGATTCTTTAATATTACGGTATACTGCATAAATTATCTCCTTAAACTGTCTTTGTGTATGTCGGCACACCTTCTGCTACCCTTACTGTGCCCCTCTCGATATGGTTAATTGCAAAATTAAAGTAGATTTTTTCTGCAACGGAATCAAAATGTTCTAATGTTAATGTTGCCTGAGTGTTCCATGCTCTGAACTCAGGTTCATCATCAGTTCCCTGGTTTCCATCAAAAACGATGAGTAAATTTTTCTTTACATCTTCTCCGGTTGGAAGATTGTAAAACATATCATACAAATAATCGAACGCCGCATCACCTTTATTGCACTGTAATTCCTGCGCTAATGAAGGTGCGTAGCTCATTACTTCCGTGGTTTTCATTTCATCCTGAATGAACTCATTTTCTTCCGTTTTTGCATTTACAACTAAATCAAATACTGTTGACTTGCCAATTCTAGCCCATGTTGGCTTGTCCACCGTTTCAGTGTTCAAAAACGGAATGGTTTTATGCTTTTTTAATCTTGTCAATTCTGCCCTTTATAGTGCCTCTCTTTCTCTAATATATGTGATAGATAATGACATTTGATACAGACTGTCTCTGTTGTCACTCTCCATTGGGTATGGATTGCCGGTTATTGACAAGCCAGTTACACTTCGTTTTCCATCAATCGGAGGAAACTCATAGTTGAACGAAAAATCATCCGCCCAATATGCCAATTCCTCAATCCATTCATCAGCCTCTTTTCTTTCTTCCCTAGAGTTTGCCCTTTGACGTGCCAGAAACTGATAATGTTCAGTTATCTCATAACTTCCACCAATATATTCTCTTGTATCCCTTGTTGGGGATTTAAAAAGTCCATACTGATCAGAACCATCTGATACATGTTCTGTATCTACTTCGATACCTTTATGGAGTTTTAGCAAATCAATAATATATTTTGAAATTGTCATACTATCCCCCGTTTGCTATCTTCTGTGCACCTTTAAGAACTTGGTTCTTATGCTGCGCTTTCATGCGCTCAAACCAATAGTTTCCACGTTCCGGCGCTCCCTGGAAGTGTGCCGGCATATAATACCATTTTCTTCCATACAGGGTCCAATACATCAGTTTTCCGCTACCCACTTTTGTATTTATGTTTCCAGATTCAATCAATTTATTACTATCTTTTGGAGCCTTATTGGCGCACAAACGCAAGCACTCTGTATCAATAAATTTCTGAACCTCTCCGCCCGGTTCTAAATGCCGATTTTTTATAACCTTATCTGCGTCACATTCAATGCTCTTAAGATTAAAAAAATTTGCCCTTAATTCAACACCACCTTGATATTCTTAAGGAGATCACGGCTTGAGTTATCCTTGACCGCCTTAATTAGTCCGCTTTCAGGGTGTTTTTTCAGTAAATCAGTAATACGGTTGCCTTTTTCTCCTGTAACGACATCCTCAACGATGCCAAGTACAATGCAATCACTCTCATTTAACGGATTAAATGTCAATCCCTCATATGTTCCCTCTGGAAATGTCACAGAAACATACTTAACAATGCTTAATTTACCGTTATTATTCTGTTTCTCGGTCTTTTCAGACCACTGTACACCCTCGACAAACGTTCTTTTCCATTCCGAATCAGATATTTGGTTGTATACTGTTACCGTATCTGTAAATACTGCCCTTAGTACGCACCTACCAATCCGGTGCCAGATAACCACGCTTTGATAGAACACTTCATTTCTTCTCGCAACTGCTCTTCGGTCTGGATAACATAGCTTTCTGAATATCCATCATTGCTTGCAGAAGAAATTCCCCTGCCTTTTCCAGATTTTGCATCTTCCACCATCTTGTCAATAACATTGCAGATGCAATCCTGCAACTGTTGATATCCAAAAGTTTTTTCTGTAATACTGGCCCATCGTATCGGTCCAATAACCTTCTGTACTTCTTTCTCTGCAAGCATCTCCGTGCTTACAAAGTCGTTCTCATTCACTTTTGAATGAAGGGAGCTGTAATACTCCCAACTTACATGTGACATTTACGCTCCCTCCCTTAACTAATCTTTCTTACCGGCTTTTAACTGCTCATTCTCTGCTAAGAGTTTTGCATTTTCGGCTTTTAACTGCTCATTCTCTGCCCTAAGGTCTTTAATCTCCTTTTTCAGTTTTGAATCGGCCTTTGCCTCCGGCTTTTTTGCACCTACACCTACTCTTCTCATAAGCTACCCCCTACTCTTTTGTGCTAATGTAAATACCGGCAACTTTATTCTTAAATACGTCAACCAAGCCGTATTTACGATATTTGCTGATATCTCCATCTGCATCCGGATTCATAGATGCCGGAATGATATTAGATGCAATATGCTTGTCAAATTTAATAATTGCCGGCTTATGAACAATCATAAAGTTGATGTCTTTTGCGCCATCCGCTTTCTTATAGTGTCCTACCTCTTCTCCACTTGACTTACCATCTAATAAATCAATTGCAGTATAGAAACGGGACTGTGGTACAGCCTTCTTGACAGAAAAGCTATTTAAGATTTCTCTTGACTTTGTTGTATCAAGAGCCATTACACCATTGAGCAGTGTCGGAGTTGCATAGAGGATTCTGCCCTCTTCCGGCACTTCGTCCTCATCCATCTTACTCTTAGCAACGATAAGTGCTTTTAAGAATGCTTCTGCATCTTCATAAGTTGCTGGTGTTGCTGCTGAGATGCCTTCTACTGCTGCTAAAGTAGCAAATACGAAAGCATCTGCTTCCGGTGCAACCTTAGTTCTCTGAAGTTCCGCACCTGCCATACCGAATGCAAGGTTTCTGGATTCTTCATTATCCATAACATCTACTTCAATTTTTGCACCACGATCATAATTGAATTTTGCAGTTACCCATTCCAAATTAACGGCTGCTTTTGTGTAACCACTGTTTCTTGTGTAGTCACCAAGACCACCTACGGAAATCTGTGGGTATACGATTTCATTTGCATTTGCACCAGCGCGACACATACTGGAATCAGAAGTAAGGTCTGCTGTGACAGATGCACGCTGATATACTTCGTCTAATAAACTTGTGTAATTTTTTGCTAACGTGATTGTGTTTGGCCTTTACTTGTCCTCCTACTATTTCTGTGATACCGGCGGTAATCCCATTGCTGCACGTAATGCAGAATCATCATCCTGGTTACCACCTTTGATTATTGTTCCGATTGGATTACCTTTGCCGATTACCTCCGGCTCCGGTTCTCCAAAAAGCATTTTGCTATCTTCTGCTTCCGCTAATACTTTTAATGCGGCCACAACATCCTCTTTCTGGTTTTTAGATGCTTTTAGAGCCTCTACATCCAATAAAGCGGTAATTGCCTTTACATTTTTGCCTTTTGCGGTTGCAATAGATTCTTTTAAAATGTCCTGAAAATCTCTGTCAGCAAGTTGCTGAGCATGCTCGGTGTCTTTCGTTTGGATATCTTTTTCCAACTGCTCGATTTTACTGTTTAACGCGGTCACGTCCACCCCATCGAACTTTTTCAAATCTTCTTTCAAACCATCAATAGTTCCCTTATGTGCTTTCACCTTATCATTGGCAACTACTAATTCGTCTTTTGTGGAAGTAAGTTCCCTCTGCACCGGATCCAATTCCTCATGATGCATATCCAAAACTTTACCCACTTGTTCTTTTGTCAGCCCTAACGCTTCCAGTTCTTCTCTTTTCATTCTCCATATCTCCTTTAACGATGATTTATTTAACGTGGGGGAATCGCCCACAGATAATTTGATTGGCGGG